AGCGAGGGAAAGGTTCGTTCCCATCTGCGCCATGAGAAGGTTCACGACATCTTCGTTTGCGCCCTGCAAGTTTCCGACAAACTGGCCGTAAAGGTCGCCAAGCTGGCCCGTCTTGTATTGCTGCATGTCGGCTTCCTGTTGCTTTGCGGCCTGTTCTGCGCTCACGATGTCGCGGGCCTTGCCGTATTCCTGTTCGCTCGCCTTCATCATGCGGTCCCATGCGTCGCCGTAAAGTTCGCTGGCCTTCTGCGAGGCTTCTGCCTGCAACGCGCGGGCGGCTGCACCGCCGGAAATACCGCCCTGGCCCGTCATGGCCTGCAGGGCAGCGTTCACGCTTTGGTCGATCTGGTACTTTGCGGCCGGGTCCATGTACTTGGAAACGTCACGCTCGAATTCAAAGTCCTTAATCGGCTCCGTACTTGCGGCGAACTTGGACGGGTCGATGCCGTAGACCATCTGCTTGTAATACTCTACGTTTTCGGGACCGATAACGTCGGCTATCGTGTTTCGGTTCTGCGCTACGAGTCCCAAGGCGGTTTCGTAGGTCTGTCCGGCCTGCTGCTGTTGCTCCTTCAGGGTTTTTTCTGCCTGTTCGTAGGCTTCCTGCTGTCCACTAACATTCGTAATACCGAGCTTGTCTGTAGCCTGTTCGGCGTATTCCGGGGCGTTTTCCATGAATTCTTGAGTAATGCCTGCGGGGGAATGTTCCCACAGCCACTCACCGCCTCTTTTTGCCAAATCCAAAAGATCCATTACTGATTCTCCTTTATAAGAAGCGTTGCTTCGGCAAAATAAATCGCCGATTCGTTTATTTCAATTTCTGTGCGCCCCGCATCAATGACAAGAACCTTTACGGGGGTCGCGTCGGTGATCGTGCCCGGCGTCAATTCGTAGAACTTGACCGCGAACGCAAAGCGGGAATCCGGGAAAGCCAATTTCGACACGTTCGAAAAATCAACAAATCCGTCTGTCGACAAGTGGACCATCTGTCCGTTCTTCACGGCGATAAACGGCAAGAACGTCTTCGTGTCTACTACGCCGTTGCCGAGCAACGCGGTCTGTTTTACTTGCGTATCCATACTAGAACCTGTTACCGCACGGCAAATAAGACAAGTAAGCGGTCGCAATTTCAAAAGCTACGGGGTCTGTCATGCGAACACGGAAGGCGAAGCGGGCGCCCTTTCCCAAGGCGTTCCAGCGAACGCGCCACGAATACTGGCCGACCTGTCCGGCATAGGCCCAAAGCTCGTTGCTCCAAGTGCGGCCTCCGTCGTTGCTCACCTGGAGCATGACGCGCGGATTGTAGCCAGTCTTGGTCGGGTCCGTCTGCATGGTGGCGCCTGCGTTCATCACCAGTTCAAGGGAGGTAACGACAATGTCATTCACTCCGTCGTACTTGATGCCCGTCGTTCTTTCATTCACGATTGTGTAGGGGCCGTCGGAGCTTGTTTCGTCAAGCCAATGATCCGACGAGCTGGCCGGGAAGAAATAACAAAAACGGATTTTCCCGCCTCTCGTCTTTGTTACGAAAACAGGGTAGCCTTCGATGGAAAGCGAATCAAACGCGCACCACGGGAAACGGTCACCGTTCTCGTCATAGGACGCGCGGTCGGTCCACACGTTCTCGGAAAGGTCGAAGGCGAAAGTCTCTGCAAATTCGCCGTTGTATTCTACCGCTGTAAAGATAAGCCATTGATGGCCCTTGTAAGCGTAAGAAAAGGATTTTATATCCTTGAATCCGTACAAGAAAGAGGCATACTTCGCAAGCCTTTGATCTATCGCGTTAGTAGAAACTTTTCGGACAACGCAATTTTCGTCGACTGCAAAAACACCGAAAAGACCGTTCGGGCCTTTTCCTACAAAGAAACACTCGTTACCGATAACGGTTACAGCGTCTGCAAATTCGACTCCGGCAAGCGACGTCTTTCCGACGATGGCAAAAGGCGCCGTCGTGGAATTCTGCCAGCGCAAGACCTGGAGCGAATTTTGACCGAACACAAAAAGGGATGTATCGGTAGCACGTAGGGCGACAACGTGGTCGGCCTTGAAATCCATCTTCATGGAATTAAGGGCGGACGAGAAGACCGTCTGCGTCGTAAGCGTAGCGGGATCGTAAGTTCCGTAAGCGGGAGGATAGTAGACGTTATCGTCGAACGTGACCTCCGTCCCGTCGTTCTTCGTGTAGGCGTACTGGGTGATGCTTTGCTCGAAGGCGTGCAAATCGGTAGTGCTGTTCGGCCTGTTGATTTCGGACCAGTAAATATAGTCGCTGTCCTTGTCGTTTACGATAAGACGGAAATTAAGTTGCGCCAATTGTGTAGGCTTGACTTTGCCCGTATGGTCGAAAGCATCCGGCAAGCTGATAGGCTGCGTCGAGTCCGTACCCGTCGGGTCGGTGCAGTGCATACCGTTTCCCAAAATAAACACGACCAATCCGTTCGGGAGTTCTTCTAGGATCGCGCGTTCACCTCCGCCGGACGAGAAATTCCCGACTTGAGTCTTCGTTCCGCCGTAAATATTCCAAACCTTACAGTCAGCAGTCGCACCAGTTCGTGTAACAGCCAAATAAGACGTCTTGATGGTCGAGGCTGTCCACGGGTTAGAATTCACGACGCACGAACCTAGATAATTTTCGTATGATTCAAGTAAAAGACCGTTGTTAAATCCTTCAACCGATTTCAGCATCTTCGTGGTGTAGGAGTCCGTAGCGGTAACCGTTTCCGGGTACATATTGACGGATTCCTCAAGGCCGAGGAATTCGGAGTCCACCAGCTTGGAGGAGCCGCCGCAAAAAGAGTTGATTTGAACGGTACGTGCTGCCATAGGTTACCACGGGAAACGGCCCACGCCGCCGTAAAACTTGTCGGCCATGTTGTAGCAAGGCGTCGGAACGTCCAGAGCCTGCGTTTCAATTTCCTTGATGTATTCGAGCAACTTGTCGCGCTCGGCCTTCTTGTCGCGCTTTAGTTCGTCGTTAATGGCGAGGTTAGACACCCACCTGTACTGCACGTCTGCTGTCAAGAGATTGATAAATTCCGGCGGGAGCGTCAGCACGTCGTCTTCGTTATAAGGTTCGAGGTCATAGGTAACGACCGCCTCGACTTCGTACATTGAATTACGGTCGAGAATAAGGCGGGCTTTAAGATCGTCTCCATCGTAGAACTTTTCGTAAGCGAACTTGTAAGGCTCGCTCCCTACGCCCTCGTAGGCGGGCATATTGTGCGCCTGGACGGGAGTCAACCCGACATAGTTCGGGCCAATCTTGTAGTAAACCGCATTTACATTAAGTGGAATCTTGTCTTCGAAAAGGAATTCCTTACCCTGTCCGAGCTGCAGGCGGGAACGGCAAAAATGGAGAAAGCCCTGCACGTTGTATTCGCGCACGCACTTGTTAATCAAACGGCGACATTTGGCCACGTCAGTATCCGAAGCAGGGTTTCCGCCTACGAGCTGGCCGATTTCGTCGAGAATATCCTGAATAAGTTCGCGGACGAGCATTTCTTCTCCAAAAAAAATTAGCTAGAGAGTAACGCCTTTTCGAGGTGGTGAAAATTCGTTCTCTCTAGCCAAAGGGGTTCAAACAAAAGGAAAAAAGGCCCGCACCCCTCGCTAGGGAAGGGGGGCGGGTAGTGGAGGAACAATTAGTTAAGCTGGATGTAACCGAGGGCCACGCGGCGGCTATCGACTGCGCCCGTCAGGTAGGCGGTATCGAAGCGGTATGTGCCTTTGCGGTTCACGTCGCCGTGAACGACTGCGCTCATTTCGAGCTTGCCGGACGGAGACTTTGCGGCGATTTCTTCGAGGCCCGAATCGTCGAGCTTGACGGAAGAAAGTTCCACGTTGCCCTTCTGCCATGCCCACACAAGAGCGTACTTCTTGTTGGCGGTGTGGAGCCAGGTAACGGCTGCAGTCGCTGCAGGGAGAGCGGACACGTTACGGTGTGCGCCGACGGCGTTAATTTCGCCAACCTTGAGCGAGATAGTGCCGGAACCGCCCGTTGCGTCAGCCTGCACGACGAAGACCTTGGAGTCAGCCATTACGTGACCGAGTACGTCGCACTTCTGCACGTTGGCAACGGTGAACACGGAGCCAGCCTTGATAACGGTTGCCGTGGTGATGTTGGCGGAGGCCAGCACGATAGTGTCGGCGCCTTCGGTCGGCTGGGCTGAAACGGTGGTGGAAGCCGGAGCCGCGCCAAGATCGAGGACGGGCATCGGGGTGTTTTTCCACATGACGTTGGAGTATTCGCCAATCTTTGCCTTGCGGTAGAGTTCTCCTGCGATAGCTTCCTGGTTGAACAAGCTCAAGCCGCCCTTTGCGATCTTGGACTTGATTCGGCCGCTCATGTAGCCGACAAGTTCACCGCCGCAACGGGAATCCTGCAGAGAGCCAGCCATGTCGGAAAGGAGGCCGTATCCGTCAAAACTTCCGCTGGTGCCGTCAACCACGAAGACGGAGTCGGCATAGAGGGCAGCTTCGTCGATAACGGTTTCCTGCACGGAGGAACCGATTTCCGGGGAGCGCGGATTTGCGACTTCGCGTTCGAAGGAGTCAATGTCGACCACCTTCTGCAAAGAGCTAATGGTTGCGG